GGCAGTCAGGTCTAACAAAAGACACATCAAATTCCGCAATAGGTCTTCGTTTTCTTGGGGGTATGGACCAGATGTTATACGGTAGTCTTCTTCTCCGGTTTGATGTTTAAGTGTGAATCCTTGGGGCTCTAATAACTGAATGACCTTGTGACACCATATTCCAATAATGGGCGTCTTACGGTCAGTGATGTAGTAACCATAAGCGCGATTATATAATGCTTGTTCAATGGAGACAGTGTCTGGGGACATAGTAATATTGAGCTTTGCAAGTGTACGAATAGGGTCTTGTACAGAATCACTATGTGTAGCTGGTGACGCATAGACTCTGCCCAAGAACGGGACACTGCAACCTGACAAGGGTTCAAGGACAACCGATTTTAACTGGTGTCCTAACTTTCCGGCAACAATTTCCAACATTTTGGCGAGACCAGGTAGATTCGCCCTAATGCGGTCATCTGATGCACCTAGCACCCATTGTTTGACCAATTGCCATGCCTGCTCGGGATTGTGCCCAAGTTCTCTCAGTGCGATGTAATCATGACGTAGTGTAATAAGATTGTTATCATTGGTGGTTCCAGGTGAACCACTCAATTGTGAAAAACCAGGATCGTATTTCAATCCTTGCGCAGTAACCCCTTTTGGATTACGATCGGCAGCGAGAATCTTTCGCAACTCGCTGCGATATTCATACCCACACCAAGTCTGATAAACCATTTCCTTAAAACGTTTATCATCAGCTGAAACGTGTCCATCCAGACGAGAATAATCAGATACAATTATTCCATGCTCATACTGGCATATTTCCATCACGCGGTTGGCAATTTCATCAGGCGTCATTGATGACGCAAACCAAGATTGATCTTTAAGACAGTCAGCCTTGAATGGCAGAGTATAGCTGCTGTAACTTAACTGATGTGCCACGTCTACTGTACTAATATTGCGGGGGTCAGTTACAGACCCATAGGCTTCGGCCTTAATAAAAGCTTTGACCTTATTGTTGTATTGTCCGCTAACTGTAGACTTGGCTTGCTCGCTACGACCTCGCTGGGCTGGCTTATTTTGTAGTTCCATAACTCGCTCATACGTATATGGCGCGCCAGTCGCGATCTTATGAGTGGGAACTATGAATTTCACTAGCTCCGTGTCGTAGGTCTTCCATGATGGTGGGGATGTCTTAACGTTTCTAACTTTATTAATACGACCCTCAACAGTTGCATGGTCATTATTATATGACTTTGATGGTATAAATGCTGGGTCGGTGACAAGTGGTGGGGCGACAACTCTTCCTACGGCCTTGCCATCCTCATGGACTAAGGGGGCTAATGTTTGAAAAGACCTTACCTGTCCTAGGGTGGCTGTTGACGTGATGGTGCCACACACATTGGTTGGAGTTGCTAACAGTCTGAATAAGATAGGCGCTTTTATAGCTGGTCTATCAATTTTCTCAGAAGCGAGAATTCGCTCAACATCAGCAATGACCGGATTTTTACTCTCACCGCGTCTAACGATTAAAGCATCGTATATAGACTGCGGGATGGTTACGGCATTAGTAGATGATTCCATTGATACTGAGATTATGCTGTCAGTAGTATTCTTTATGCAGTTGACGCCATTAGTTGATGGGCATAAACGTCCAAATCCATAAGTTGGTTTAAATGGACACGTGTACTTTGGATAGG